TAGTAAAAATTCTTATCCTTATATAATATATAGCGCAAAAAAAACGGGGATAAGTTTATCTATCCCCGTTAAATAACAGATCAATCTTTTTCGAACCAGATCGGCTTATCAATCTTGTTGTCTTTCATCCATCTATTAAAGAGAGATGAATAGAACCAGTCTCCTTTCAACTCTCCGAAGTATCTTTGTGCCAGCTGCATAATCTCGTCCTTGTTGTCGGGCATCAGATTCATCATAACCAGCAGCTGTACTCTGAGACTGTCTTTTTCAGACTTCTTCTGTTCGCTGATGATCTTGTCCAGTTTAATTTCAATTCCCTTCTTGTTGTCGTGACGATTGACGAAGAACTGAACGAGACCGCCGGAGATGACTGCGATTACAACCGTAATCATATCGTGTATTATTTCATTCATCTTCATACCTCCGAAATCTTATGGATCTGTTCCAGGGCTTTCTTGTATTCATCTCTTTCCGTGGACAGAGTCTTGACTTCATCTTTCATTGATTTGACGTATTCTTCAATCTTCTTAAGAATATCTTCAGTTTCCGGCAAGAAGCTTACTCCGACGTCAGCGCACCATCTGTCTTTTTCGATTTCATACCACGTATAGCCATCGTTTTTCTTTTTGTTCAATACGTTGTAGTAACCCAACTGAACATGGCCGACAACTTCCCCATCAAGACTAGGTTCTGTTCTGATTCTTAATGTAGCGTCATTCGTTTCGATCTGATCTACACTTGTGTTGCGTGGAACAGGATCGAACTCTTCTGGAAGCTTGCCTTCGCATCTCAATATGCCTGAAGGAACTCCGGTATTGTAAGGAGAACCTTCCAAGATGCCGCCTCTGGTCCAAGTATCGTTGGAAAACTCCAATGGCGATTTAAGATTATACTGTTCAACAATTGTATGATCATAATCTTTGATTTCGCCGAAAATACAAACATGTCCCAAGTTGCCATTAAAGACAAGAATGTCTCCCGGCTTAAACTCAATATCTGGCTCGTCAGCAAAGGAATGCGGGACCCACGGTTCCTTATAGTTGTCCATCCAAGTTTTACCGTGGTTGTAACCTTCTCTTTTTGCCTTCCGGTCATTGTAACATGGATAATATCCGGTCAGCTGATAAGCGCGCCAATAAACATACCATGTGCATTGTCGTTCTGAATCAAGCCCCCACACCCACGGCTGTTCGCCCTGTGTTAGAGGAACGGTCCTAAGTTTCATTAGACCACCTCTTTTCCTTTTAAGATTTCTGCCTGAATGTCTCTGACGGTTTCCGGTGTAATATCGAATGTAGCCATGATATTGTCAAAACATTTCTTCGCCTGAGCAACCATTAAGATGTATGCAAACAGTGTCAAAAGTGAAGCAATAGTGTAAGACTTGCCATCAAAGTTTATAATCTGCTTGTCAGGAATCAGAGTGCCGACAAAGAAGAAAACCATAAGGCCTATGAAATACAAAGAATAATCTATGATTCCATCAACTAATTTCTTCCAGTCGAATTCTCCTGTCTTTCTGACCTTTGAGATTTTAAACATCGTCTGCGCACAATAGATACCGATTATCACCACAACGTATGTGAAGAACTCGTTATTCATGCAGAAAAAATTGCATATCTGTTTTGTTAACATATCTTTCTCCAATTAAAAAGGGCAGATCTTTCTACCCTTCGAATTCGTAAACCTGACCGGTTATTTCTTCATACTCGTCTGCGGTAATCATCTTAGGAACCGCAGCGAACACCATATCCAGAGTCCATAGGCCCTTGTCATACCATGTCTTTACTTTTAAAAACCATTTCGAATGCATATCTGTCCTCCTTAAAAGCCATTCTAAAATCCTAACCAGAAGCCTTCTCATTCTGCATAAGGCTCTCCGGTTATTTCTTCATATTCTTCCGGTGTGATAAGTTTTGGCACCGCATCGTGCACCATTTCCTTAGTCCACAAAGCCGGCACAACCTCGTTGTACCAGTGGTTGATCTTGTCAAACATCTTTGAGTGTTCCATGTTATTCCTCCTCCGGAAGCATCGTATCTGTATTGAGCGCAGTCCACATCATCTGGGCTTCCAGAATATCCATAGCTGTTGGCTTCTTGGCCTCCGCTTCACGCTCTGCAATAATCTCCGCTTTCTTTTCTTCGTCGATAACAAACGTACCGCCTGTTTCAGATTCATCTCTGATAAACTTCATCCATCCTTCTGTAGCCTCTGGATACAATGCCATCTGGCCATAGAAGTCGTATTCATCGTCTAAGGTAGCAGCAAACCCTGTAACATAACCGTCTTCCTCATAGATCTCATATCTATTCAGTTTAAGGTCATCCAGACTCCTACCGCTTTCTACCCATAACTGTTCAAATTCAGCAATTGTCATTAATTACTCCTTTCTTTTTTTAGACTTAACGTTTGATACCAAAACATGTTAAATATTGTGACTGGTACGCATCCCTTCCTGAGAAATATGTCTGTCCTTTTTTAAACGGATACATAGAGTTGTAGATTGTTTTATTTCTGTTGGCATATGTTAAAAATGCAACATTATCTACTTTTATATCCTCATGGTCTGGAATGCCATCTATCAAACCCCAGCAGTCTTCTGTAAAAGTGTAAGAAAACGTTTGGTTGGTCCCACAGCTTTTTCTTACTAACAGATTGTTAAAATCAATACAGTTAAGTCTTGAACCTGTTAAAACTTCATCATTTTCAGTTGATATTTTTAATGTGTTTGCCATAATTTCTTATGACAGGATGATTATTTTTTTAGACCGTACACGTTAAAAGAACCAGAGTTAAGCTGAGCTTTTTGACCTTTTTTTAGTGGCACAATGATTTTTACATAAGCATAGATTATAGTGACTACTTTAACATTGTCGATTGTCAATTCATAAGCATTGCCATCTGCATACATAGATGGGGTTATAAAACAATCTTGAGTCGCAGTATAACTCTGTTTGTTGCTGGCGAGTACATTGTTCGTGTTGATACAGCTCATTCCATCAACGCTTGCTTGATCTAATAAAACATCATTTGACAATTTAATAATTGCCATTTAACTTCTTCACTTATAATGAGTAATCTAACGTCTTACACCATACATTTTGAAAGTTGGTGTATACCAGTCGCTTCCAAAAATAGTATCTCCTTTTTTGAATGGGAACCATACAACATCCTGTGTACCTGCTTGGTTTACTTGATTGCCGTTAATCTTTATTATTGCATCACAACCTTGCGAATTATTTACTGTAATAAAACCGTCGTCAGTTGTTTCGTATCCTACTGCTTCGTCTCTCTTATAGACAATATCAGCAACCTCAGTTACTTTCGCATTAGGAACGACAATTCTCTTCAATACGCCGCCATTCATGATCATATCAACAACCCATGAAAGGTTGTCTCTAGGATTGGAATTTGCCTTGACGGTAATTCCGGTGTCGAGATCACCGGTTACATTTTCTGAACCGTATACGGATTCCAACACGTCGACATTCAATACTTCAAGAAGCTTGAATTTGAATGTGTCGCTTTTTTCACCTTCAACAGTCAAAACCGTGTCTCCATCCCAGGATACGACAGTTTCAGATTCAGATGAATTGCTGTTGGTTAAACCGTCTTCACTAACATAGCCCAAAGCTTTGAATGCTGGATCCAAAGCAGAAACTGCATCTGTCGGAAGAGTTGTACCCAATTCAGCTTTATATATTGCACCAGCTATTTTTGGTTTAGCAGCTGATACATTTTTTGCATTATTCGCCATTTTTCCTCCTTCAATAATGAACGATATCAAATACCGCCTGATAGCGGTATTTCTTAGTCTCTGTATCTGTAAAGTTATAATCAGAGTTTAATTCACAGCTGGAGACATCATCCAGCTCGATTATTTCCTCCATCGCCTCTTTAACTAGACTGTTTAGCTGGGCGGCCTTATACAATGATGGACCATAGCTCTGAATGGCAATTGTAGCGTTATTGATATAGTCTTCTTTGCCACTGCCAGTCTTTTCCAGAACAACAAAAGTCGTTTCATTTTTAGGAACTTCCAGATAAACACCCAACTGAAGTTTTTCTTCTAAGAAGTTTCTTACGATTTCTTCAATCATATTAACCTTTCGCTGAACCTAAAGCTTTTAGTAGTGTGTTGTTCTTCAGGTTATCCTTCTTCGCTTTTTTAGTCCTGGCATAAACAGATACATTGGACCTGTTTTTGCCGACATGTACCGATGTTGAATAATCGCTTCCGGCAATTGATTGCACTCTGGAAGCATATTCACTTAACGTTGATTGCATATCGTCGGACTTCAATAGATCTTTAACACCGTTTGAATTCAGTTTAAACACGAACTTATCCATATCGTTCAACCATTACTTTTTTATTCCAGTCTAATGGAATCATTGTTTCGATTCCTTCAACAGGAAAGGTTATGACATGGAATCTCTGATCGAAGAATTCAACATCCTGGTCTTCCCAGATATGAGTATCACCTTTCGGTATGCCCAATGTGTAAACAGCCTTTTTGCCAGTCAGATTCAATGCATCAATAACATCCTGGCTTTCGGTTGGCGAAACGAGAACATTTTCAACGGTTGTCCTAACTTCAGAAAAGGTGGGATGGTTAAAACCATCCACACCATTCTGAACTTTATTGATTAGAACTACCGGAATTCCTTTGATCATACATTTCCACCAGCTTTACACTCTGAGATTTCAAGCCCAGTCTTGCAAGTTCGGATTTTTTAATGAATAAGCCTCCGCCCGGAACAAGATAAGATCCGGAAACAGAATAGCCCAAAGCAGATTGTGCAAACTGTGTCGTTGGTTCCTGGTTAGTTGATGTCATCAGCGCTCTGCCGACGACATCAACCGTGACGGATTTCACAACACTTTTTAACGATGGAGTCTTTTCAATCATCTGGTCAAGATCTTTGCCGGCCTTAATGGCTTCATATCTCAGCGAATCAGATACTACCTCCAACAGTTGTTCGGCTTTATCATATTCACTGAGATCAAGTGTCCTGAACAGCTTCTGAATATCGTCCATCGTCGCAAAACTATTTGCCACTCTTCTTTACCTTTTTCTTTGGTTCTTCAGGTTCTTCTTTTTTAACTTCAACTGATTTCTTTACAAGTTCCCAGTTTTCACCGGTAATCGAAGCGTTTGATTCAACAATCACACCGTTTTTCTTATTTTTGTAAAGCATGGTCACCTACTAGACGGAAGCTGCTGCCTTTACGATAGCGAATGAATCAGCATCCAGGATGCCCCAGCCGATGTAGGCTTCGATTCTGACATAAACCTGGTTGTGACCCTTAAGATCGCCCAGAGTTTCATCGTTGTCCGGATTACCGTACTGAATAACTTCAATAGGCATTTCCTTTGCATAGCCCCATCTGAACATGTTTTCAAAGTCACCGAGAACAGCTCTGTCAAGAGAAGAGCCGAATGAAACGGTGTTGTTTGAATCAACCGGTAAACCGTTGATCTGACTTGGTGCCTTGCCCCATGCTAATTCAGGATACAGCTTGCGGCCATCAAGATCTTTCAATGCAGCCAGATCTGATTTGAATGCCGGAGCCATAGCCATACCTGTAACTTCACCGTCAGAGCCTTCAACTAAAGCGATTGCTGCTTCGACTTCTTCATCAGCATCGGTGTTGTTTCTGGTTACAACCTGATTGACAAGATAGTCAAAATAGTTGTTTCCGATTGTGCCGGATGCCAAAGAGCCGGTTCTTGGGTTTACACCGTGGAAAGCCATGATATCGATTGCTCTAGCCATCTTTGCGGCGAAGCCTTCTGAGATTGGCCTTAACATATCAATCTTTGCTTCTTCTGAAGCATACATGAATTCATCAGAGATTCTAACTCCGTATTCAACCTTGATCGGATTGATGGTTACCGGAGTAATAGTAGCACCGCCCTTGCTCTTTGCACCGTTTTCGGCAACGATATCCATTTCCTTATCGAGAGTAAATGTGAAAATCTTGTTACCGTTAAATGCTAAAGGAGCAGAGTTAGCTAATGTAACTAAAGAAGATTTGCCCTTAACCTTGTTTACGACATCCGTAACAAGCTCTTCAGGGAATAAACTGCCTTTTGATAAAATGTCACCCATTATTTTTCCTCCTATTATTCTGTTGACATACTTTTAACCAGTTTCCGTAATGCATCGTCTTTTGACTTCTCGTACTTGACTGGTTCGGTTGAGGCTGCCGGAGCAGTCTCTTTTTTGCCTACGAATTTCGCCAGGACCTCTGCGTCTTTCTTTATTTCCTCTTCGGTAGAACCGCTTAGTCTTCCTGCCATTTCGTAAGGCAATCCTGCTTCAAGGGCAATTCGCGTTTTTGCCGAGTCGGTCTCGTAACCCTTGATTTTTGAACTGAGTTCACTGATCTGCTTATCGTATTCAGCTGCTTTTGTCTCATAAGCTTTATTAGCTTCGCTCAGCTTCGAAACCTGAGCCTCATACTCTGCATTCCTTTTCTTGAGCTCATCGTAATCGGAATACTTTTCTGATATCGACTTTCTTTCTCTCTCAATACGATCTTTAATTACTGAATCCAGCTCTTCTTGTGTGTTAATAACTTTAAATTCACCCATTTCGGTATCCTTTCATCCCTCTATTTGCGGAGGTATCGCATATATTAAAAGAACTCTTTCGAGTTCTTTTAATAACTTATTTTCTGTTTCCTGCGTTCCTTGAATACACTGCATTGCCAGTAGGCAAGCAGCACGCTGTCCATCAAAGCAATATCGTTTTCCGGTTTAAGAGATTTATAGCCGAAGCCACCACTTGAACCGATTGCCCTTTTTTCACAGTTTGTAATAATGGCGGTAAGCGAAGGCTGTCCGCTGTGGCATAGATTTCCGCCATATATTGCCTGCTCGAAAGTCGAGTTGGCAATAATGATCTCTTTGACTGTCGGGAGAATCACTTTTGTTTTGATCTTGTTTCTTTTGATCTCATCAGCAAGCAAGCTCTGCCCGGAAGTACCATCAATTGTTACGCTTTGGACATCTGCCTTTTCAAGGAAATCAATGATCCAGGCATTGCCGTTTCTGATAGATCTACAGTCTATCGTCTCGACAAATACCGGACCTGTTTCCTGCTTGACCGCTATGGACATGGCAACATTTGTGCCATCCTGTCCATACTTGATTCCGACAAACAGCTTTCCTTTAGGCTTTAGCTTCTTTTTAATGAGAAGCCCATCCCATACCATCTTGGAGATCTCGGATTTAAGAGAATACTTCGTCCAGTATCCGAGTCTTTGGATGTTGAAATCAAGGTCATCACCAGAGATCTCATCCTGGATCTTTCGTTCTGTCAGAATCGTTCCCAGGCTTGGGTTTGTCTGATACCAGTATTTCTTGTCTCCGGGATCCTGCTGTTCTTCGACGGACCATTCAGCCCATCCGCTGTTTATACCTTTGCCTTTAAGAGTATCTTCTCTGAACTTGGTGAAAACCGTTCCGGAAGATATCGGTGTCGGTGGTGTTCCGCACATGATTGTCAAAGGATTCTTGGCATCT